GCTAAAGCTGTGAACGCAATTTCAAACGCTGATGAATATGATATTAATATGGTAGCAACTCCGGGTATTGTAAGAAGATTACACCCAGCAGTTGTAACTGATGTATTGGATATGGTAGAAGCTAGACAAGATTGTTTCTACATCGCTGATTTAACTTCAGTAAACGATACAATAGCACAAGTAACTACTCAAGCTAACTCAATTGATTCGAACTATGTAGGTTCTTATTATCCTTGGGTTAAGACAGTAGATTCAAATACAAACAAACTAATCTCAGTACCACCTTCAGTATTATTACCTGCTGTGTACGCAGCGAATGACGCTATTGCAGCTGAATGGTTCGCACCTGCTGGTTTAAATAGAGGAGGTATTATTGGAGCAGTTTCAGTATTGAATAGATTAACACACTCTGAAAGAGATACTTTATATGAAAACAAAGTAAATCCAATCGCAACTTTCCCTGGACAAGGTATTGTAGCATTCGGACAAAAAACGTTGCAAGATAAAGCATCAGCATTGGATAGAATCAATGTAAGAAGATTGTTAATCAACGTTAAGAAATTTGTAGCATCTACATCTCGATTCTTAGTTTTCGAACAAAATACGGCATCGACTAGAGGTAGATTCATCAACACTGTACAACCTTACTTAGAAGGTATCCAACAAAGACAAGGATTGTACGCATTTAAAGTAGTTATGGATGAGACTAACAACACACCTGATGTTGTTGATAGAAACATATTAGCTGGACAGATTTTCCTACAACCTGCTAAGACCGCTGAATTCATTGTAATTGATTTCAACATCTTACCAACTGGAGCATCGTTCTCAGCATAATATAAAAATTTGAACAACTAATATTTATTAGTATAAAGAGGAAAATAAAAAAATGGCAGAAGTATTAGAATTTAACGAAATGATGTTCACCAACTTCGAACCGAAGATGAAGAACAGGTATATCATGGAGATTGATGGAATTCAATCTTACTTGATAAAAGCCGCAGCTAGACCATCTATCAATTTCGAAACTGTGAAGTTAGACCACATCAACACTTATAGAAAACTACAAGGTAAAGGTGAATGGCAAGATATCTCAATTACATTATATGACCCAATTGTTCCAAGTGGAGCACAACAAGTGATGGAATGGGTGAGATTAGGATACGAATCTTTAACTGGTAGAAAAGGATACGCAGATTTCTACAAAAAAGATATTGATTTCTATATGTTAGGACCTGTTGGTGATAAAATCGAACAATGGAAGTTAAAAGGTGCATTTATTCAGGCAGCTAACTTTAATGATTTATCATTTGAATCTAATGACCCTGCTGATATCGAATTAACTTTATCATACGATTACGCAATATTAGAATTTTAGATATTATCCACTACTATCTATTTATTTGAAGAAGGTTCTCTTAGTGAGAACCTTTTTTCGTTTTATAACTTTTTAGTTTTGATATACTTATATATACAAACAAATAAAGGTTAATTATGAACGAAAATAAATTTGATTTCCCAACTGAGGTAGTGGATTTACCATCAAAAGGATTAGTTTATCCAGAAGGACACCCACTAAGAAAGGGTAATATTGAGATTAAATATATGACAGCAAGAGAAGAAGATATTCTTGCATCTCAATCCCTAATTAAAAAAGGTGTAGTATTAGATAAGTTATTTGAATCAGTAGTTGTAGAACCAGGTGTAGATATCAATGATATCTTTATTGGTGATAAAAACGCAATCCTATTAGCAACTAGAGTAATGGGTTATGGTTCAGAATATAAAGTAGAAATAACTGACCCATCTACATTTGAAGAGCAGGAGGTAAGTATTGATTTATCTAAGGTAAAAACAAAAGATTTTAATGAATCATTATTAAATGGTGAAAATCTTTATAAATTTAAATTACCAAAAAGTGGGGCAGAGTTAGAATTCAAACTTCTAACACATGGTGATGAAACTGAAATCACAAAAGAAAACCAAGCATTAGCTAGATTATATAAAGGAAAGGGAGATACTACATTTGATGTAACAACTCGTTTGAAATATATGATTCAATCGGTAGATGGTAATGAAGATAGGGGATTCATTACTAAGTGGGTATCAAACTCATTCTTAGCATTAGATACCAAAGCATTCAGAAAATATGTAAGAGAAATCAGTCCAGATATGGATTTAAAATTCAACTTTGTATCAGAGTTGACGGGAGAAGAGGAGGCTCTCGATATCCCCTTTGGGGCCGGGTTTTTTTACCCTTCCGAGTGATTACTCTATTCAATTACATAATCAAATTTGGGAGTTGGTTAACTTTGGTAATGGATTTACTTGGAGAGATGTTTACTTCATGCCAATACAATGGAGAAAGTTTTACTTCAAAAAGTTATTAGACCTCAAAAAGAAAGAAGCAGACGAATACAAAAAAGCAGAACGTAAATCAAAAGTAAGGGTTAGAAAATAATCCTTACTTTTTTTTTATCCAATATTTATAGTAGTATAAAACTATAAAGAAACTAATCATGTCAAAAAAAGAAATAAATGAACTAAATATGGTTTCTCGATTCATAGGAGACTTTTTCGATGGATTGCAAAAGGGTACTGCTAATAGAATAATTAAAAAAGCATCTGATAGAGGCTTACCAAAATCTTTTACAGATAAAATGGAAAAAATTAGAAAAGAAAAAGCAGAATTAGATGACCTTATAAAGAAATATTCAAAATAAACTACTAAATGGCACAAAGTAGAGCTGATTTATTAAAAGAGATAAAATCTCTTCAATCTGAAATAAATAAGATTGAAGCTGCTGGTAGTGCCATTACTCAAGAACAAATAAAGCAATTAAAAGATTTAAAAAAGGCAATAGTATCTAATGCTAAAGAACTTAAAAAAGTAAATGATACAAGACAACAATATTTTGCTGATGAAGAATCTTCAATAAAATCAATATCCGGTATTTATTCTGATTTTAAAGCTAAGCAAACTAGTAATTTAAATTTAATAGCTAGTGGTCAAGACAAAAATGTAAAAAAATCTTTAGAAATTCTTAGTCTAAATCGTGATATAGCAAATTTAAGTTCAGAGGATGAACAACAACGATTGCTATTAGTGGGTAAAAGAGATGATATAATGGATTCTCTTGATAAACGAAGTAAAAGTTTAATAGCTAGTTTAAAGCAAGAAAATGCAATAGCAGAGAGTTTATCAAACCTATCCGAAGCGGAAGAAGCATCTCTTGAAAGACAAAAAGCAGCACAAGAAGCATTAAAATCTTCAATGCAAGCCATAACAGAAACTGCTGAAACATTTGTTACTAATCTAAAAAGTGCAGAAGGTATAACTGGATTGCTATTAATAGGTGGTGGAAAGTTTTTTGGTAAACTATCCGAAGTAAATAAAGAATTAGGGCAAGTTGGTGAAGGTTTAAGTGGAGCAGCTGGTAGTGCAACTGTATTAAGTTTTGCATTTGGTGATTCTGCAGAAACTCTAAAATCATTATCTGCCGAAATGGGTGGATTGGAAGATGCTACATTTGGAGCACAACTTCAAACTAACTTAATGGCTAATAATTTAGGTATTAGTGGTGCCGAAGCAGCAACATTAAGTGGTTCTTTAGCTAGGTTAAATGGTGGTTCATTAGAAACTGCTGGTAATCTCGCAGCTGGTAGTAGAGAATTTGCTAGAATGAACAACATACCAGTTTCTCAATTAATGGGTGATGTTGCCGGAGCAACTGAGGAATTCGCATTATTTGGTAAAGAAGGTGGTAAAAATATTATAGAAGCAGCAGGATATGCTGCTAAACTTGGTACTAATATGAGTACCATTAGTGGTATAGCTGATAATCTCTTAGATTTTGAAAACTCTATAAACAAAGAATTAGAGTTAGGTGCAATGCTCGGTAAGAATATCAATTTAGATAGAGCTAGGTCATTAGCTATGCAAGGGGATTTAACAGGTGCTACTGAAGAAACATTAAGAGCTTTAGGTGGAGTTGAATCTTTCAATAAAATGGATTACTTCCAAAAGAAAGCAACGGCTGATTTATTAGGAGTATCAGTTGCAGAACTTGGAAAGATGGCAGCAAACCAAGAAAAAGCACAAAAAATATCTAAACTAATGAGTGGAGATTTCTCCAACTTAGGAGAATCTTTAAAAATGGCTGTATCTGAATTAGGTCCTAAAATGATGAGTTGGGCTGGTGGATTCTTAACAATGTCAGCTCAGGCAGGTCAAACTTGGACAGCATTTGGTGGTGGCATTTCAAAAACATTAGGTAAACTAAAAGGTATGGTTGGTTTAGGGAAGAAAGCAGCAGGAGCTGCAACTTCCGTAGCAGGTTCAGCAACTGAATCAGTAGCTAGTAACGTT